TCAATTCTCCCGTTCAAAAACGGGGACGTCCAGCGAAAAGACAAAGGAAGAAAGAAACCTCAAGCAATGAGGCAAGCAAAGAAAAGAGCGAAAAGATTCCTTATGAAAATCAAAAGGAAGTAGACGCTTACATGAAAAACAGAACCCAATCAACTTAATTCACAGTCAAATGCCTAAGTACTATGTTAAGCTAGAAAGTGGTAGAGATTTTATCCTTGAAGCAGAGGATGATATTGATGCTATGTATGCAGCAGACAATGAAGCTAAGTTATTTGATGATTACTTAGTAGATGTAGAACCAATCGACAATCATGCCAAAGAAAAAACCTTATTTTCCTAATAACTGGTCTAAGCTAGTTAATGTACCTGCACATTATTTTGATTCTTTAACTTTTGAAGAGTTTATGGATTGGAGGATAGCAGGTTGGGAGTTACCTTCTTCAATAGATTGTATTATTAGAGAAGAGAATCTAAAAACAGGTAAGATTAAAGAACATGTTTACAGTAGACAATCTGCTGCTAAGAAAAGAGTTATGAAGATTATGACTCAATGTGAAAGTGAATTTGTATTAGCTTCACATGATTCTATTCATCACTTATACCCTAAAGAAATTGGACAACCTTATGAGGAAGGAGAGTATGACCCGAACTATTGAAGACATCTTAATTTACCAAGAGAAGGCATTTAGTGCCATAGAGAAACGTTTTAGAGGTAATAGAAGACATCCTAATTATAAAAAGTTAATGGACTTATTATCTGAACAGATAACCGATGAACTTGAAACCTTCTATTGCTCAAATTGATGAGCAGTTAAAACTTGAAAGAGAAGCTATTAGTTTAGGTCTTAAAAGATTACAAGATCAAACTATTAAGCTAGAGAATCAGTCGTATGCATCTGCTACTATATATGGTGTGTCTAGTATTGAGACACTCTTACCACGTCTAGTAACAAGGATCGATAAGACTAAGATTAAAATACATAAAGGTAAGTATGGTATAGCATTCAAAGATATACATACATATTTAAATGGTATTGATTCACAGTCAGCAGCGGCAATTGCATGTAAGATTACTTTTGATAAGGTCTTTGGTTATAAAGATAAATGTAATCAAGCAACTAAGGTATGCGAGGCGATAGGTCATGCTATAGAAGATGAGTGTCAAATGAGACACTACGAGACTCATGCACCTGGTCTATTACATACACTTAAGGAGAACTATTGGCATAAAGCATGTGGCACCCACCAGAAGTTGGTAGTTATACGCACTCTTATGAATAGATATGAAGTAAAACAATGGGTTACTTGGAGTTCTAGTATTAGAGTGAAATTAGGTGGTTGGTTGTTAGATTGCATAATGTCTTCAAGTCAGTGGTTTTATAAACAAAGGTTAAAGGAAGGTAGAAAAACTACTTACTATATAGCACCTACACCAGACTTCTTAGATATTAAAGATGATGTAATGGCAAATGCAGAATTATTCGCTCCTTTACAATGGGCAATGTTAATCCCACCAAAGGATTGGACAAATGAGACTGCTGGCGGTTATATGCTTAATGAAGTAATGCACGGGCACCAATTAGTGAGGCGAGTTGATCACCCTCCTATACAGGGAGAAATACCACTTGCTTTTTTGAATAAGATTCAGAAGGTTGCTTACCGTTTGAATCCGTTCACAGTCAACGTGGCTGAGATATTACAAGAGAAAGGTATAAGTGTTGGTAAGTTTCTTCCGATTGTTCATTATGATCTACCACCTAAGCCGCCAGATATAGAAGAGAATAGAGATTCTCGTAAAGCTTATAGAAGGGCAGCAGCAGAAGTAATGAATAAGAGAGCAGCAGAATTCACTAGATCCTGCCGCACAAGAATGACAATGCAAGCTGTAGCTAAGTTTAAGGAACGTGAAAGGTTTTATTTACCTTGGTCTTTTGATTATCGCGGAAGAGCTTATGCGATTCCTGCATTTCTTACAGTTCAAGATACAGATTTTGGAAAATCACTTATTAACTTCGCTGAGCCAGCTTATATCACAGAATCTGGAAAAAAGTGGTTAGCATTTCAAGTGGCAACAACTTACGGGTTGGATAAGTCCACAATGCAAGAGCGTCTAGAGTGGGTAGATTCAAATATACCGTTGATTACCAGAGTAGCTGAATGCCCAATAGGGAATATAGGTGACTGGGAGGCAGCGGATGAGCCTTGGCAATTCTTGGCCAGTTGTGAGGAGTACTATGCTGTAGTAACTAAACGTACCAGAAACACAACAGCCTTATGTGTTGCTACTGACGCTACCTGTTCAGGTCTACAGATACTCGCTGGTCTCGCACGAGACAGAAGTACAGCTCAGTTGGTGAATGTATTACCTTCTGAAAGACCACAGGATGCTTATAAGGTTGTGGCTGAAACAGCACTACCACAAATACCTAAGAATCTACACCCTGTATGGGATAGGAAGTGTGTTAAACGCACTGTTATGACTATCCCTTACAATGCAAAACCTTTCTCTAATAGAACATACATTAGAGATGCATTGAAAGAGAAAGGAATAAGTATTGATAAGGAAGACTTAACTATTACTGTTAAGGCAGTTAGGGATGCTATGGATATAGTAGTACCTGGGCCAATGGCAGTAATGAAATGGATTGAAGATGAAGTAACAGCAGCTATTAAGCGTGGTCAACATGCTTGGATAAAATGCCCTACTCATGATAATCCAGAGAAAAAACGTTATGCGCCTGTTAATACTATATTAGAATGGGTTACACCTTCAGGGTTTGTTGTTAAACAATCTATAATGAAGACTCATACTGAACGGTTTGAGCTTCAACTATTAGGTCGTTGTAGATTAACAGCAGCAGTAGAAGGTACTAATGAGGTGGATATAGCTAGGCATAAAGCTGCTACAGCTCCTAACTTAATTCACAGTCTAGATGCCAGTCTCTTACATCTAAGTGCTACCCGTTTTGATAAACCTATAGCTTTAATTCATGACAGTGTGTTAACAAGAGCTACTGATATGGATGAATTATCTGCTATAATAAGAGAAACATACATGCACCTGTTCGCAGAGCATGATTACCTAAATGATTTTGCATCTTTAATTGGTGCGAAAACAGAACCCCCGATCATTGGTGATTTAAAACCAGAGATCGTGATTAATTCAACTTATTTTTTCTGCTAATGTATAACTATTCATTATTCGATAGTTTCTTTGCACCTACTAGGGTACTTGTTGTATCTGAAGAGAGGTTAAGAGCTAAAGAAAGAGAATTGAAAGAACAACAATTAAAAGTTATAGACAATCGAATAGATGAACTAGCTCGTTATCGTATAGAGATAGAGAGTCAGTTAAAGCAACTATTACCTGCTGATGAAGCTTCTGAAGACAAAAAGAAAGCATTAAATGAGGTAGTTAGTGATGTCTAAGAATGTACATGTAACTAATGAAGTAAAACTAGAAGGATTCCAAGCAGTACTAGAACCTGGTAAGTTTGGTTATTCTCTATCGGCTGTAGTTGATGATAAACTCATTGACACGCTAGAAAATGAGCGAGTTGAAGTTCTTAAATGGGCTGAATCAAAGCTTAAGAATCCCAAAAGATCTACATGTAAGCCCACACCATGGGAAGAAGTAGCTGATGGGAAATATAAAATTAAATTTTCATGGGGTGAAGATAGAAAACCTCCCGTAGTAGATACGGAAGGCACTCCATTAACAGATACAAAAACACCATTGTATGGAGGATCTACAGTTAAACTTGGTTTCTTTCAGAAGCCTTACATACTCAAGGATGGAGTTACCTATGGAAGTTCTCTTAAGTTACTTGGTGTACAAGTTGTCGCAATAAACTCTGAAGCTGGTGTTAATTCTGATGATCTATCTACTGAACAAGTAGCAGATTTATTTGGAGAGACTAAAGGATTCAAAGCTGAAGCGGCTGTAACCACCGCACAAGATGACGAAGACTTCTGAAGAATCTTTAGCTTGGGCTAAACAAGCTTATGAGAAATTAAAGAATAAAAAGGAACCTAAGTTCCGATCAAAATTGGAGGAGAGAATTGCTACTCTCCTTCAACAGCTAGGCATATCTTATGAATACGAATCTACTCAGATACCTTATACCATCCAGCATCATTATCGCCCCGATTTTGTGCTACCAAATCACGTCTATCTCGAAGCGAAAGGGTACTGGGATCCCGCTGATAGACGAAAAATCCTTGCAGTTAAGAAGGACAATCCCGATATAGATTTAAGGATGGTGTTTCAAGCACCGTTTAATAAGATAAGCAAGAAAAGCAAAACAACCTATGCACAATGGTGTGATCGACATGAAATTCCATGGACATCTTACCATGACATCCCACTCGATTGGTTGATATAATGTTAGATAAAGGCGAATTCGTCAGACATGAGCCTTGCAGTAATTGTGGGTCATCAGATGCAAATAGTTTGTATTCTAATGGCTCATACTTCTGTTATTCATGTAGAACTTACACACCCGCAGAGGGTATAAATCTTAATTCACAGTCAAA